ATCACTTAGCGGCTTTACAGCTGGTGACGCAAGTGCCTTAATGACTATACCCGTTTTAACTAATACCTTGTCAGGTTACGCATTAAAAGGTTTAAGGGTTATCGAACTACGAGTAACCTTAACGGACACCAGAGTGGTTTTTGTTAACAGTCTCTATGGGTTAGATAGCGGTAGCGATTTAGTCACGATGACCAATAGTTATCAAACATTGAATCAAGCTAAGTTATTAATGATGGATATGCCTGACATGCTGGCTATCAACGCCTCATCTGATAAAAAGGTGGCAGCGGCAATGACAGAAGCTTTTTATAGAATAGGGCGTTTGAAGTTTGATATCTATGGACTGTTAATACCTTCAAGAGAGAATACGGTTGTCACCAATAAACTGAATTTGGATTTATTTGATACGCAAGCGGTTTCGTACTATCGAACTAGACCCTCTCTCAGCACACTACCTTTAGTTGAGTTTGTGCAGTTGCCGATTTTATTCACTGATGCGGTTAAGAAGGCGCAGATTTCAGAAGCCGATATTATTTTAGGCGGTGATCCAATGGCTAAGAAGCGCGAAGAAGGTATTGTTTCCGATGCAATTGGTGAATCCAGAAGTGCTTTCAGAAATTCTACACCGCTGTCGCTATCTGTCAGTAAACGCACAATGGGTTATCTATCAGGTTGGGTAACTTATCGAGCGCATTTAGGTCGTTAGTGAATACGCTACTAACCGATTTATTTACCATCAACCAACAGACGCAGAGCGTATCTGAGAATTATGAGGCGTTGATTAATGACTATCGAGGTGAGCTGGCTTCTAGTGTTGCTAAAAAGAATCCAGCTCTCGCTTCGACTCGTCGCACCTTTGTCGCTATGGCAGCTAAGAACGCCAGTAGTCGTCTAACAGAATATGAGCGTGACTTAACGATAGCGACAAATGCAGTCATGCGCTTAGCTCTTAAAGATTCATTGAGTAGTGACGAGCTGATAGCGTTTAATGAGCAGTATGACGCAATATTAGCGGTCTATTTGAAAGACTGTGTGCAATCAACACTGATGAGTGTCAGAGGGTTATTAAGTCGTGACATTAAGTTTGGTAACGATCAGCTAAAAAGCATCGGTTTTATGATAATGCTGAATGCGGATAATGCTGGCATTGTTAATGCAATCAAAGGTGCTGTAGTGAGTTCAGTAGTCGGTGGTGGTAACTACACCGGTAAGAATGGTAAAGAATGGCGATCAATTACCGCAGTTAGAGCCATCACTCGTCAACATTTATTAACCGTCTTTAATGAGGTCACATTGTTTGCTGGCAAAATGCTAGGCGACAGTGGGTTCATTATTGATACCGTAAGTCGTAGTAATCCTTACAATAATAAAGTTATCAACTTAGTAGAATATGACGCTATTAAGGCAGCCGTTTTTCACCCTAACGCTAACGCATTGATTTATAGAAAAATAAGTAACCAATGACTTCCTTTTATGGCTAATCACTGATAGAATTTGTGTATGATATTTCCGACAATACCCTGTGTTATATCGCCTAGAATTGGGGCTGATGAAAACGGTAAACCGATATTTGGTTCCCGCGTTGCGACCCTGTGCGCGGTTATAAAATTAGCCAATGCAGCAACGCCAACCAACCAAAATAATTCAAGAAGTGCTTCGATTGGTAATGCGGCTGAAATGACTTCTAATTCAACACTGTTATTCACCCCCAGTACCAAGATCAAAATAAACGATCTAGTTAATGTGGGCGGTATTATTTTATCGATAGAGTCAATAGAGCAAAAGATGAATCACATTAATGGAGTGATTGACCATTATCAGGTGAGTTTAAAGATATATGGCACTTAAAACTGACGTTAACGCACAATTTGCGGCAATAAAAGCCATGATCGAACAAGATGGTGATAGAGCTTATCGCGCGACCTTAGATCAGATGGATGAGTCGGCTGATGAAATGGTGATGTTAGCTAAGCAAAACGCACCTGTTGATCGCTACAATCTTGAAAACGCCATTGGTAGAACCAACGCGCATGAAAAGGGCGTAACTCGATCAGTAAGAAATCCAGCAACGGGTCAATATATGCCTTACAAGGTAACAGTATTTGTCGCAGACGAAGTAGCCGACGAAGAAACAGGTGCAATGGTTAACATTAAGGGCTATTCAGTCATCATGGAAGAGAGTGATCGCTACAACAGTAGTCGAGAAGGCAACATGGCAAAACGGGCGGCTGGTGGCGATCCTGGTAGAAAGTATATGGAGCGAGCAAAGGTAGAAGTTGACTCACATATTGTTGAAAAGATAAGAGCTAAAGTCAGGAGAGTGGTGTGATCTTAAAAGAGATGGCGATGATACTCGAGGCTAATAATATCGGTTCACTAGGAACAGATTTATTCATTCACTCGATGCCTTACGACACCGCTATCGGTGTGTTGCTACTAAACAGAATGAGTGGTGATCTGATCGATCATGAACTGAAAGGCGTTAGACGAGGTGGGTTTCAAGTCATTGTGCGTGAAGCTAATTACGATGACACCTTAATAAACTCAATTATCCCTTTATTGACAATACAGGGCAAGGTAATAAATGGGTTAGATGTGAAGTACATCTTACCTAAGAGTGATCCCATTGTGTATCCGGCAACGGATGGCAATAACATAGAATACAGTGTCAATTTCGATGCGGTATATGCCAAAATTTAATAATCTTTGCAAAGGAGCAATTTAACATGGCAAGTAATACTCAGAACGTAAAATTAGGCGTATGTCGCGTCAGATTTGGTGGAATCGATGTCGGTTACACTAAAGGTGGTGTTGATTTCGCTGTAACAACAGAAACTCACAAAGTAATGGTTGACCAATATGGTAACTCAGAAATTGATGAGATTATCATGGGTCGAAGCGCAAAAGTAACTCTGCCCTTAGCTGAGTCAACTTTGGATCACATTATTAAGGTAATGCCTGGTGCGGTCTTAAAAACCGATGGTGTTAAGGCGGCGGGTAGTATTACATTTACAGTCGCCCCAGCAGCAGGAGATACCATTACGGTTAATGGTGTGGTGTTTACTTTTAAAACAGCGGTAACTGCAACAGCTTTAACAGATATTGCTATTGGTGTCGCAACAATCAACCCAACTAAAACAGCCGTACAAAATACCGCTAGTAATTTGGCGCTGGCACTACAATCGTCAACTAATGCTTTTGTTGATGACAGTGATTACACGCTAGATACAACTGGTTTAATTATCAATGTAGTTTCTGGTTTACGCGGCACAGCGGGTAATGCTTTTACATTGGCGAAATCAGCAACAGCTCCGGCGGTATCAGCAGCCACACTAACTGGTGGTGTTAATGCAACTAAAGAACGTGTTGACGTAACTCGTAATATTGGCGTCTCTCTATTGGCAATTTCTCAAGAATTGGTGCTCCATCCAATGTCTGCGGCTGATAACGATTACTCACAAGATGTTATTTTGCCAAAAACAGCGACTGCTGGTGCTTTGAACTTCGCTTACAAGTTTGATGCTGAGCGTGTATTCAATGTTGAATTTAATGCTTACCCTGATACGGATAGCACTTTGTTCAAAATTGGTGACAAACGCGCGGTTTAATTAGTAAGTAATTAGTTACTTATTTAATCTTAATATCAACAGAGAATACTTTATGACCGTTAAATATTTGAACCTAGATGAACTTGCAACAACGCCCAATCGCTTTTTAAAGCTTCAAGGTGTAGAACACGCCATTATTGAGCAGACTGTTGAAAGCTTCATTGAAGCGACCAAATTGGTTAAAGACCTTCAAGCTAAAGCAGAGGATGATGTTGCTAGTCAAATAGAACTGACTATCGCCTTAATCGTTTTAGCTGTTCCAACTATTAATAGCGCGACACTTAAAACGATGCCGCTTATCTCACTGGGAAAAATCGCCACGTTTGTACGGGGTGATGACGAGGAGGCGATAGCTATTGCCGCTGAAGGTGAGACTGAAAAAAAGTAGATAACGGACAACTCAGGGAAGTCGATTTTGGCTTCCTTTTTTGTCGCGTATCCAAAGAATATAGTATGTCGTATCGCGAGGTGATGGAATTACCGATACGCGCATTTTGGCTGATGAGCGCAAACATAAACCGATTATTTGCAGAGCATGATATGAGGCTTTTAAGCGTCACTGCCGCCGTAAATAGCACAGAAGGAATGCAAGAGAAAATTGATATGTTATCAACTGAAATTGGCAAAGTGACACGCTTTGATGAAGTCTTTGATAGTAGCGCAATGGAATCATTAATGAATAGTTTATAAATAGGGAATAGTTATGAGTACAGGTAGTATTAATGTTGTCTTAAATGTCGATTCAACCGGATTTACATCAGGGTTGACTGCCGCTCAAACAGGTTTAAAAAACCTTAACCTAAATATCACTAGCTCTGTCAAAGGTGCAAGTCACGCTAGTTCCGCCTTCTCATCATTGGGCGTTTCTCTGCACAGTGTCATCATCAAAGCGGCTCTTGCAGGGGATGCGCTTCGCAATATCAACGCTGTAACCACAGGCTTTATGTACTCTATTGCGAAAAGCAATGGTGAGTTAGAGCGTATGGGCTTGCTAATGACCGGCTTAAGTAAGGCGGCAACTCAAGCAGAAAGAACCGCAGAAGGCGTAAGAGACATGAACTTCGTCGTTGATATGGCGAAGAATGCACCTGTCGCCCTAGACGGATTAACCGATGCGTTTGTAAAGCTCAAAACGACCGGTATCGACCCCACGGCTGGCGCACTGCAAACCTTAGTGGATGCTAACGCGCATTTTGGTGGTACAGAAGATTCATTAAAGCGAGCCGCTGTCGCTATTTCCCAAATGTCTTCAAAAGGCAAAGTCTCAATGGAAGAGTTGAGACAACAATTAGCGGAGGCTATTCCTAACGCTTCTGCATTGATGGCTCGTGGTATGGGCATGTCAATGGATGACTTTATCAAAGCTGTTTCAAAAGGCTCAGTTAATTCAAAACAAGCCTTACAGCTCATGTTCAGAGAGATGGAGATTGAATTTTCCGGCTCTGCTAAGAAGATGATGGATAGCTGGACAGGCTTAACTTCACAACTTTCAACACAATGGTTACTCTTTCAAAAAGAAATTGGTGATGCGAAGTTCTTTGATGTGGCTAAAGCGGCTCTTAGAGAATTAGTCAATGTATTAAAGACGGAAGATATGGCAGCCTTTGCCGCTTCTTTCGGGCATACATTAGGTAGCGTAACAACTTCTATCGTTGATATGACTAAGTATATTCTTGCTAATAGAGAAGCGATTGGTAAGTGGTTAGAAATTATTGCGTCAGTCTATGTAGCTTTCAGAACATGGTCGATTATAACTGCCGCTTCAGCGTCTATTACTGCGCTTAGTGCAAGTTTAACGATTTATAGAACGGCTGTTTTAGGGGCAGCAACCGCGACTGCCGCTTTTGAGATAGCGCTTGCCCCACTAGCGGCAGGTGCAGCCGCATTAGCTCTACCATTAACCCTTTTAGGGGGTTTATTAATTGCAGGGGGCATTGCTTGGTATAACTGGGGAGGCTCAGCAACCTCTGCACTAGATGATGTAAAGCAAGCGGTGGCTGATGGCGTTAAAGTCAGTGTAGAGGGTGTTAGAGCTATTGATGAAGCGATCGCCGCTGGCGAAAGAGCGAAAGAAAGAAAAAAAAATCAAGGGGTAGTAGGCAAGGCGGCATCGAGTATTTATGAAGCGTTTGGTGGGATGTCGGATGAGCAGAAAATACAAAAAGAGAAAGATGCTCTAATCTTAAAATCCGCAGAGGACGAACGAAGTATCTATCAGAGTGTTGCGGACTTTAAAGTATCGCTAGGGCAGCAAACTGACGATGTTAAGGCACTCGGCGATGCTAACGCTTTAGCCTCATTGCAGAAGCTAAGCGATGAGAAAACAGCCGCAGGTGTCAAAGACCTAGCGAAAGATAAAGACTACATAGCACAGTCTGTTGCCATTCAGAATACGCGCAATGCCGAAATTATTGACGGCTATAAGAGGCTTACTGAAGAATCAGCACCCGCTCTTAAATCCTTCACAGAGAAGTTGAATGCTCTTACCACTATAGATCCCAAAAAGAAAGATTTACTGGCTAAAGAACTAGCCGCTACCATCTTTAAAGCTGCCGATGCTTTTAGAGTAGGTGCGGCTGAGATGGATGATGCTTCTGGTCGTTTTTCACCCGACACTAAAGGCAAAGATGCTGCTGCCAAAAAAGCCGCTAGAGAGATCGCCGCACAAGATAGTGCTTATGCCACTCTCAAGGCGCAATTAGAAAGAAAGAAGGCGTTGTTAGGTCAACCTCATGAGATAGGTGCAGAAGTTGCCGGTGTGGGTCCAGAGGAGGCACGAATTCAGTCCTTCATAGACTCTGGCAAGGTTTTGAAAGCAGGTACTATCGAATTAGCCAGAGAGATGGATAAGACTAACAAGGTATTAGCCGATCAGGGCAAGATATGGGAGTCTCTAGCGGGTACAGAACGTAATGCCTCTAAAAACACTTCAAAATCACTTGTTGATCTTCAACATGCACAAGCTGTATTGGCAAATGGTGGCTTTGAAACAATGTCTAAAGAGACGTTGCGCTACAATGAATTGATGGGTATCACTAACGATAAGCTGGATGAACAGCGAGAGTTGATGAGGGGCGATACAGCGGCTTTCGATAGGCATGTGATCGCCATAAAAGCACAAGTTAAAGCAACGGCTGATAATGCGGCGGCTACCGATAGAGCTAATCGAGAAAGTAGTTCATTGGTTAACGTACAAAAAATCAACGCCTCATTGATTGGTATTACCAGAGATCGCGCTGATGCAATTTTTGCTATTGAGCGCAATGCCAAAATGAAGGAATTTGGCTTAACAGAGGATATGTTAAAAGCTAATACCGCAGGTTATGAAAATCAGATTCAAGAAATCGAAGCGATGATGGAGCAACACGCTAGACAGATGGAGAATCCAATACAAACAATGGCACGTTCTTGGAATGATATGGGTGAAAATATTCGCCAAGCCAGCACTCAATGGATGACGGGCTTCTCCGATCAATTAACAACTATGTTAATCAATGGTAAAGCTGATTTTGCCAGTTTTACCAAAGCGGTGCTTGCTGATATTGCCAGAATAATGGTACAAAAAATGTTGATAGGTTTGGGTACTGCGGCAATGGGTTTTTTGGGTGGCGGCGGCGGTGGCAGCACTTATGGTGTTACTAATACCAGTTTTAGTACGTTAGCCGATGGCGGTATCATGAGTTCAATGGGCAAATTGCCGCTCAACAAATATGCCAGTGGCGGCGTTGCTAAATCACCGCAAGTAGCCATCTTTGGCGAAGGTCGTCAAAATGAAGCGTATGTGCCATTACCCGATGGCAAAAGCATTCCAGTGACTATGAAGGGTGGCGGTGGTGCTGGGGATAATAACGTCTCCATTAATATTAATGTCGATGGCGGCGGCAACGCAACACAAGATAAAAAAGGCGGCAAGGGCGATGCCGACATGTGGGGAAAAATGGCAGATAGCATTAAAGGTATCGTTGTTCAAACAATTTCCGAACAAAGAAGACCGGGTGGGCAATTGTGGGCAGGCTAGTATAACTTGTTGACTATTATGCTTTAATTGGGTACTCTATGTAATAACTAACCACTTACTTACTATTATGACTAAACCAGTATTTACATGGTATCCCAATGAGGGTGCAAGTGAAGATATAAAACCTTCTGTTAATGTCACAAAGTTCGGCGATGGTTACGAACAACGGGTAGCTGTTGGCATTAACACTGAAGTCATTACTTGGACATTAACATTTACAGGCAATAGTAGTTATATGCTACCCATTAGAACCTTTCTAAGAGCTAGAAATGCGATAGAAAGTTTTCAGTGGACTAACCCATTAAATGAATTAGGTATCTATGTGTGTAGAGACTACGCACTAACAAAGCTATCAGCTGGCATTATTGAAATGAGTGTTAAGTTTGATCGCGTTTATGAGGCTAATGTCTAATGGCTACTGACAGCACCGTTGCAAATGTCATGGATTTATCAGACTCTACAACGGGTCAGATAAAAGGTGACATACAATCACTAGCCGCTAATGCGTTAATCGAGCTATATGTGTTAGATGTAAGTGCGCTAACAGGTATTACCGCAAATTATATGTACTTCCATGCAGGTACAAATCAATTATCTACAGAAATTATTTGGCAGGGGAAGACTTACATTGCACTACCGATAGAGACTGAAGGTTTTTCATTGGGAAGTGTAGGTAGCTTACCTAGACCTAAGATTCGCTTAGCGAATGCAGATGGGGCTTTTAGCGCAACCTTATCTCAATTTGGTGATTTAATCGGTGCAAAAGTAATTCGTAAAAGAACCTTTGCGAAATACCTAGATGAAGTTAATTTCATCAAAACCAATTTATTAAAACACTCAGAAGATTTCACTCAGGCTAATTGGGTTAAATCAGCAGGCACTACTGTTATTGCTAATTCAATATTGGCACCTGATGGAACACTTACTGCCGATACATTAAGCAGAAGCGCGTTAACTAATACCTATTTAGTTCAGACCTACACAACTACCGCTCATGCCAGTAAAGCATACGTCTTTTCTATCTATGTTAAAGCAGGCACATTAACAGGGAACATAGTTCTAAGAATTAGAGACGGCGCTGGTATTACCGATATCGCAACTGCAACTTTAACACCTACCGCGACATGGACGCGCTATTTGGTAACGGGAACATTTGGAGCAACCCCTGCTGCCAATATAAATGTCTATATTGACCCAGCGAATAACACAGGCGTTATTGGAGATACGGTTTACATTTGGGGAGGTCATTTACAAAGTGGATCAGTGCCAACTACTTATGAAAAGGTCGGGTCAAGTTGGAATGTAACTGCCGACCCTAATCAGCACTACCCTGATGATGTCTGGTTTATTGACCAAAAAATGTCCGAGACGCGCTATGTTATTGAGTGGGAATTAGCTTCTGCATTCGATCTAATTGGTGTGATGTTACCCTCAAGACAAGTGCATCAAAATTCTTGTCCGTGGCGATATGCGGGAGCGGAATGTGGTTATAACCCTAATGCGGGTGGAGCGAAATTATTCAACGCCGTTGATGTACAGGTCTATACATTAGCAACTGATGTGTGTGGCAAGCGTTTAACGTCTTGTGAGGCAAGATTCGGCACAACGACAACATTACCTTATGGTGGTTTTCCAGGCGCCATGCAATATGGCTAAGCTAGGTAAGCAGATTGAATCTGCTATTAAACAATTCGCAGAGCAAGACTACCCTAATGAATCCTGCGGTGTCATTACCAAAGTCGGTAAAAAGCTTGTTGCGGTGCGTTGTGACAATATTGCCGATCAACCACAACATCGCTTTGTAATTTCGACAGAAGAGTACCGTCAGCATCTTGATAGCGGCGAAGTCTACGGTATATGGCATTCGCATGTAAACGAGTCACCAGAACCCTCTGTGACTGATATTGCGGCATGTAACGCAACAGGTGTCGACTGGTTCATCATAGCTATTCATTCAAACGACGATGGGCTATTTGTCTTTAGTGAAATTGAGCATGTAGCACCTCAAGATATTGAAGAAGGCTATTTAGAGAGACCCTATATCTACGGTATCAAAGACTGTTTCACCTTAGCTCGTGATTATTATCAGAAAGAGTTTTCCATCACTATTGATTTTAGAGCGGAAGGCTATCCTGAATTATTAGACTGGGAACAGCAAGGTATCAATATGTTGGTTGATAGCTACAAGAAAGCTGGCTTTGTGTCTCTACTAGATGCAGAAGCGGTTGATGGTGATTTATTTCTGATAAAGATATCACCAACGGTGACCGATCATATCGCTGTCTATATAGGCGATGACAGAATTCTACATCATTGCATGGGTCGTCTATCAAGAACGGATGTCTACGGTGGCGGCTTTTATCAAAAACATACAACACATCATTTGCGTCATCAATCATTTATGGAGAAAGCAGAGTGACTACAGCAGTAATTTTAGATGGTGCGATGGGTAAGAAATTCGGCAAACGCTGGGATTTATGTGTTGATTCTCCTGCCGAAGCATTGCGTATGATTAGTTGCAATGAGCCTAGCTTTCAATTCTGGCTTAGAGATAACGCAACGGTTTATGAAGGTTATCAAGTCACTTGTGAATACGGCAATGGTGTTATTAGCGAAGTCAATGAGCAAGAACTATTTATGACAGGTGAAATAGTCAGTATAAGATTTACACCTGTTCTAATGGGTAGTGGGAAATATGGTTCAATCATATTGGGTGTAATTATTATCATCGCCGCTATTGTCTTTTTGCAACCCCAATTAGTACCAGCAGGGATGGCAATCTCAGGATTCACGGCAGGTGTTGCCATACTAGGTGGTATTGGGATGATCGTTCAGGGGATTATTGGTGTATTGACACCAATGCCTAAAACAGGAGGTCTTGATGCGTCAGGAAGGGTTGATAAGACCTCCTACTATTTTAATGGTCCAGCCAATACAACCGCACAGGGTGTACCAGTACCATTAATTTATGGTACTTGCTTGGTGGGTTCACATGCCATTTCAGCATCCTTAACGATAGATGATGCGGCTGAAGACGAAATCGCCCCAACAATTACAAATTATAGTCCTGCTATTGGCGCAACAGGCGTTTCAACAAGTACAAATATTGTTTTAACCTTTAGCGAAGCAATCGTTAAAGGCACTGGCACTATAAGAATTCACACCGGTACTAAATCAGGCGCTGTGGTAGAGAGTTTTATCATTGCCTCCAGTTTGATAACTAACATCAATTCACTAAATGTAACCATCAACCCAACCAATAATTTACTACCCAATACAACCTATTTTGTGGTTGTACCATCAGGCGGTTACAAAGATTGGAAAAATAATAAATACAAAGGTACATCAACTTATAGCTTTACAACAGGGGCAGTATAATGGCTAAAGATAAAATAGTTGGTGCAGGTGGTGGTTGTTTTAGAGCGGGTACCCAAGTTCAGTTAGAAGACGGTAAGACAATTGCCATTGAGCTTATCAAAGAGGGCGACAGTGTTTTAGCGTTTGATGAAAGAGGCGATCTTCATCTTGCTAAAGTTATTAAACACCATGTGCATTTAGACCCACAACCCATTATGCGGGTCAAATTTTGGGATGGTGAGATTTTCATCACACCTAATCACTGGGTTTTAAATCAGTACAATGCGTTTGCCGAGATACAAAACCTAGTTGTAGGACACGATACCGTTGTTAGCGGCATGGGTCATTTACTGCCTATTAAAAGCAAAGAGATTATTGGCAGAGAGGTTGTTTACAATCTAACTGTAGAGCCTTATCACACTTTTATAGCTGATGGTATTCGCGTTCATAATGGTGGTCACAGAGATCGCTTCCCTGTTATAACAGGTTCCGGCGGCGGCGGCGCAAAAGGCGGCGGCGGCGGCGCAAGACAAGCTGTAGAGGCATCTGATACGCTGCAATCCAGATCTAAAATAGCAATTATTGATTTGATTGGCGAGGGCAAGATAGGGGGTTTAGTTAATGGCGCTGAGTCTATTTTCTTAAATAATGTTGCGCTACTAAGTGAGTCAGGTCAGTACAATTTTGACTCCACTTCTTTCGACTCAAGAGATGGTAGCCCTAATCAAGATATAGTTCCTGATTTTGCAAGCGTTGAAACACCTTATAATATGGCGAATGTTGAAATAACAACGCTATCTTCAAAAACATTTTCAATTACCAATTTAAATGTTGATCGTGTTCGCATTATTGTCAGTGTTGCGGCTTTGTCTTCGCAAAATATGACTACGGGGGATATTAACGGTAGTGAGGTGTCATATTACTATGAAATAGCGGTAGATGGTGGTGTGTTTACGCCTGTTGGGGATGACATCACTATTAAAGGAAAAACTAAATCCAAATACCAAAGAAGTACAGTGTTGACATTGCCCTCCGCCACCACTGGTTATGTTATAAGAGTTAGTAGGCGAACTGCAGATAGTACGACCGCCTCCATTATGAATAAAATATTTTTGGATAGTTATGTTGAGTTAACAGATACCAAATTAAATTACCCAAACTCTGCACTTGTTACAATTGGTTTAGACCCTACCGTATTTTCAAGTGTGCCACAACGCGCTTACCTTGTTAATGGTTTATATATACAAGTGCCTAACAATATAGCTATAGCAGGTGATGGTAAGTCAACAGGTGTTTATACAGGTATATGGAATGGTGGGTTCACTACTGCTATATCAAGCAATCCAGCATGGATACTTTATGATCTATTAACCAACACACGCTACGGACTTGGTAATTATCTAAGCTCTTCACAAGTTGACAAGTCAATGCTGTACACCATTGGTAAATATTGTGATGAGTCAGTTAGTGATGGATTTGGCGGTTATGAGCCACGTTTTTCAATCAATACGCAAATTCAAACACAAGCAGAAGCTTATAAGATTATCTCTGATATCACCTCTGTATTTAGAGGCATGGCATACTGGAGTGGCGGAATGGTTTGCTTTAGGCAAGATTCGCCAGCAACGCCTTCGATGGTATTCAACCAAGCTAACGTGGTTAATGGTGAGTTTAGCTATGCCAGTTCATCCAGAAAAGATCGTCATAGTGTTGTCAACGTCACATGGAATGACCCTGATTATAATTATAAACAGCGTGTTGAGTACGTTGAGGATCATGACTTAGTTAACTCTTCTATGGGTATTAAGAAGCTTGATACAATCGCTTTTGGTTGCTCTAGTCGTGGACAAGCACAGCGAGTTGGTCGATGGATACTTTACACGGAAAAGTATGAATCTAACATTATTACCTTTAACGTGGGATTGGACTCATCGTTGTTATTTCCTGGTGAAATAATAAGAATTAGTGATGCCTTTAAAGTGGGAAAGAGAGCAGGTGGACGTATCTTATCGTCATCATCAACTTCGGTAACTTTAGATGCACCTGTTACTCTATCGCTTGGTTTAGGCGCTAGTGCTGTACCCTCAGTATCGATCTTTCTTGCAATGCCGGATGGTTCATTTGTACAGCGTGTAATTCAGCAAACAACGGGTTCATTTTCTATACTAACATGGACGACCGCACTAACAACACTCCCTATAGATAATGCTTTATTTGTATTAAGTGACGAAGTTGTACCCATGCTGGCGCGAGTGCTTTCTGTAGCTCAAGACGGTAAACATGCTGATTTGTTTACCGTCACAGCAGTTGAACATAACCCGAGTAAATTCGGCGCAATTGAATCTGGGTTGCTGCTAGAAAAACCAAAAACATCCATAACACCACCTTATGTGACGGTTCTAACCAATTTGCATTTAGAAGAAAGTACCTATTTCATTGCCCCTGGTATTATTGGTAGTAAAGTTCATGTTTCGTGGGAGGGGATAGCTTCACTTTATAATGTATCTTACCGCGTTACTAAAACTTCTGGAGCTGGTAACTGGGTAGTTCAACAAGTAAGTGTGCCTGTATTTGATATAGAAGGGTTGGCTGAAGCTGATATTTTAGATGTTAAGGTGTCCGGTCAGGATTTATTAGGTGTTTTAACAACACCTATTACGGCAACTCTGACAATAGCTGGAAAGTCTATACCCCCTAAAGCTGTTGCTACCTTCACAGCGGTATCGTTAATTCGCTCTATACAATTGCGATGGACATACCCAGCAGATATGGACATTGATTTTGATCGTGTCAATATTCGCTGGAGCGCAACAAGTAGTGTAGAAGCATCTGCAACACTATTAACCTCAATAAGGGCTGATAACTATTTGGTTGCAGGTCTTAACTTCGCCTCTACACCGTATTACTTCTGGATAAAAACAGTCGATACTTCGGGTAACGAATCATTGCAATCACTGTATGTAACAGCATCCACTTTAGATGAAGCGGGAGCGATGGTAACAACGCTTAACGGCATGTTAGGCTCTTCCGCTTTAAACGCAGAGCTAGGTACCCGTCTCAGTCTAGCTGAAGGTAGCTTTGACCAATTTCAAACATGGTATTACACAACAACAGTCGAAAGTTGGACGGCTGTTAATGCAACCTTAACGTGGGTAAACACTGGTTCAGTAACAATCACATCAACGGCTGCAAATCCACAGTTAATTTCACCAGCAGGGTTAGCCATTGTTGGAGGCACTTATCCAATCATTAAAGCTAAAGTTAATAGATTGGCGGGAACAACTGGCTGGGCTGGGTCACTATATTATAAAACAACAGGTGGTTGGCTATTGGCAAAGACGATAACCATCCCTGCTGGATTCAATGTTATAGGCGGTAGCGCACTTCTTGAGTTCAACTTGAAAGATGTGACTGCGTGGATGGCGACAACTGCAATCAATCCAGTAACACAGTTACGATTAGATATTGGTAGCACAACGGCATCAGGTGATAGCTTTAGTATTGACTGGCTAGCTGTTGGTAGAAATGCTCCAGGAGCGTCAAATCAGGCATTAGTTGCGGCGCAAACCAACATCAGCGGTTTGAATGCCAGTTATACGGTTAAGATTGATGCCAATGGTTATGTGTCTGGCTTTGGTTTAGCAAGTGACACCACAAATGGTGTTACTACATCATCGTTTGCCATTAGAGCAGATAAGTTTTCAATAGCTAATCCCGCTGGACCAGGAGCATCCGCACCTATTGTACCCTTTTCAGTATTGACAACACCCACTACGATTGATGGTAGCGTATTTCCTGCTGGCGTTTATATCAATAACGCATATATCACTAAGATTACCGCTGACAAGATAGATAGTCGTGGATTAAGCATTAGAGATTCTGCTGGTAATATTATTTTAGCATCAGGTAATGCGTTAGATTGGTCAAATATTGGCGGCACAAATAAACCGGCAGATGGTGCTACTCGAAACGTTTATAGAGGTAATTGGACTACAAATACACTTTACGCTTCGGGAGATATTGTTCTTGATACGTTGGGCTATGGCTGGTCTTGCAAATTAACTCATACATCAAGTCTAACAACTACTACCGGAATACTTGTTCCTGTTTACTCTGTCGGTGGGGCTAACGCAACCGATTATTGGACTTTATACACAGTTAAAGGAGCAAATGGTAGTAACGGGATTAATGGTTCTCCTGGCACTAATGGAACCAATGGCGCCACTCTTTATACTTGGTTGAAGTATGCTGACACAGCTACAACAGGTATGTCAGATTTACCTACGGGTAAAACTTATATGGGGGTTGCTTATAATAAAGCCACAGCAACAGAGTCTACTGTTTATACAGATTATAACTGGAGTTTAATCAAAGGAACTGATGGCATAGCGGGTGTCGATGGGACTAATACTTTTACTTGGGTTAAGTACGGCACTTCAGCAGTGGGCGCTGGAATTAATGACAATCCTGCGGGAATGACTTATATAGGATTAGCGTTTAACAAAACCACCGCAACTGAATCAGTCGTTGCTGCTGACTATGCTTGGAGTTTAATTCAAGGGGCAACTGGAGCAACTGGTTTAACTGGTTCTCCTGGCACTAATGGTACTAATGGCGCCACTCTTTATACTTGGCTTAAATACGCAGACACCACTACAACAGGTATGTCTGATTTACCTGCCGGCAAAACCTATATGGGTATTGCTTATAATAAAACTGTTGCCACCGAGTCAACCATCTACACAGATTATGATTGGAGTTTAATCAAAGGCACTGATGGTATTAATGGTCTAGCTGGAACAAATACTTATACTTGGGTTAAGTATGGAACTTCTGCATTAGGCGCAGGCATTAGCGATAGCCCTACTGGTAATACATATATTGGGTTGGCATTCAACAAAACCACTGCAACTGAGTCGGTCATTACTACCGACTATGCTTGGAGTTTAATTCAAGGGGCAACTGGAGCAACTGGAGCAACAGGTTTAACTGGTTCAGCGGGAACTAATGGTACTAATGGTACTAATGGTACCAATCTCTATACTTGGCTTAAGTATGCAGACACCCCAACAACAGGCATGTCAGATTTACCTGCTGGCAAAACCTATATGGGTATTGCTTATAATAAAACTGTTATCACTGAGTCTACTGTTTATACAGATTATAACTGGAGTTTAATCAAAGGAACTGATGGTATTAATGGTCTAGCTGGAACAAATACTTATACTTGGGTTAAGTATGGAACTTCTGCCGCTGGAGCTGGTTTAAACGACAGCCCCACAGGAATGACTTATATAGGATTAGCGTTTAACAAAACCACCGCAACTGAGTCGGTCGTTGCTGCTGACTATGCTTGGAGTTTAATTCAAGGGGCAACAGGACCCGCTGGTCCGCAAGGCATACAGGGCGTGGCGTGGGCTGTTCCGCAAATGACACAAGCTAATATCAGCACATATATAGGACCCGCTGCTATACAGTCGGCTCAAATAGGCTCCATTGCCCTGACGGGTAGTTATTCCTTTGGAGCGGTAACTTCCCCAGGCATGATAATGGATGCTAATAGCATAAGAGTTTATGATTCATCTGGGCATTTAAGGGTGAGATTAGGTAATTTAGCATGAGTTATGGAATTAAAGTTAAAGATGGTAATGGTATAACTAGATTTCATCAAGATGGTAGCCAAATGAGAGTTGTTGCAATGATACCATTGCTTAAAAATACAGGCGCTTGGGTTGCTAAAAACCCAGGTGCTTTTAATGCGTGGGTTGTTTCAGCATCTTATGCAGGATTAACTGCAAATAATTATAAATTTGATATAAGAAGAGTCATGCGGACTAATGGCGTAGCTACGGGTTTGTTTTATGGACCAAGCAGTTATAAATACGAAGATAATATTGATTGGTCTGTATCAGGAGATACAATAAGTGTTTGGGTTGGGGATCAAAATACAACACATTCACCTTGGTATAACGATAGATTATTAGTTATTTATGGGGATGGTATTTAATGGCTTATGGGTTTAATATTAAAAATTCTAACAATGTCTTGTGCTATAGCACCGAAGACCCAGGAAGTTATATTGTCACTAAAAAAGTAACACTTTCTTGTGCCACATTGCTGACTGGTTCAGCGGCAATAATACCTGTAGGTAGTCCTCGTTATGGTGTTAACGCTTGGCAAACTTATTTAGGTGGGTTACAGCAACCAGTTGTTGCGTCAACATTTTCATTAATTTTTGTATCTATACCTGTAGGTAGCTGTATGACCTATTATAATCAATTTGGAAGTCGATTAGCTTCATATAATGGGTTTGATGGTGGATTAACTAATAGATGGGTATCTCATGATATAGGTGTTACCAGTGCAGCATCTCCCGCCATTGTTAAAGTGGCTTACGCAACACCTGTAGTTGATCTCACAAAGGCTGGGATAAATCCAGCAGGAACAGGTTATGGTTTGGAAACGTATAATTCAGATGGCACTTTACATCTTTCGAGTTCAGTTGAAGTGCTTAACATACTATCAACAACAACTTTACCACCTATACCTGCAACAGTTGTCGTGCCTGCCATGGCAATAGATTCAGCCCCAGGTGAGCCTTATTTTTGTATCAATTCTTTAGGGCGTTATGATGAGGTTGCAAATATGGTTTATACCTATCAAGTTTTTAGACAAAGTGAAAACACTTTCAAAATAGCAAAAGCAGGATTATCGTGTACAGTGAGTAGTGGTAGCACTATTAATCAAATAGATGCCATCGGTGTTTATGTTGGAAGAACTGGAACCGCAAGAATACAATTTTGTAGATTATCTCAAACTTAGGAACAACATGAATAAAGCAATATTAATAAATTCAAAAACAAGGTGTGTTCACTCAATAGTGTTGACCATAACGCCCGTTTATGAAGAAAATGTTGATTACGGTGGCTGTATTGCAATTTCCCCAAATAAACTAACGGAAAATATATCTGACGAAGAATTCTATACTCAATGGCACTATACGAATGAGTGGGTTAAGCACTCTAAAAGCCCCAATGATGATTATGTATTTGATGTGACTACTTTAATGTGGCAAGAGCCTGAAGGATATTTAGAGACAAAAAAGGTAGAACATACAAATACAATTAATGGGCTTGCGTCTATGAAAATATTAGATGCGTATCCTATCTACCGTCAGCTCAACATTGAACGTGAATCTGATGAAACCGCTAAAACCACCATGCACTCTTACATAGATGCGGTAAGAGATTTCGCCAATGCGGCTAAAGTAAGCATAGAGTCAGCCATTTCAGTTTCAGGTATAGAGTCTACAACAACCCTTTTTATAGGCAATTTGCAGTTAATTTAATAAGTCACTAATGACTTATAATAAACCCATAAGGCTTTTATGGCTAAAGTAGTCGATGTATCCGAATTCATTAGTATCTATAACGATGTTAGCAATTACCCAACGATGGCAGATATAGCCAAAGTGTTAGACATTAGCATCAAGACGGTAACCAACAAAGCAGGTTTTCTGCGTGGTATTGCCAAAACAGACCCCAACGCTCAAAAGTTAATTGTTCGTGCTAATCATACCGAAGTACCTCTGTCTGAAGATGTTTCTAAGTTTATGGAACATTGGGGTGCGGAAGAATGTATTGCCGAATTAAAGCGCATTGCTGAAATAGATGTGGAGCAAATTGTTAGCCGCAACTTCTTCAGGAATCACTCTAGCATTTCAGAATCAACTTGGAATCGCTACTTCGGTACCTTCGACGAATTCAAACGACAAGCAGGTTTAAAGCTCTCTCGCTATCAACACGCACATGAGCGCAATATTGCAAAACATGTCAGTGTGGATCACTACAGACAGCTTAATGAGCGTCAGGATTGGGGTACTCAATACATTAGAGAGAATAGCAATCGCTTCAAGACGGTATTGACCTGTTCGGATTTACATGACATTGAGATAGACCGCTTCTACCTACGCGTATTGATTGATGTAGCGGAACGTGTTCAGCCTGATGCTATTTGCTTTGTCGGCGACATCTTCGACCTCGCGGAGTTCGGTAAGTACGGTGTCGACCCTAGAGAGTGGGATGTGGTGTCACGCATTAAGTTTGTCCACGATGAAATCTTTGCACCGCTGAGAGAAGCTTGTCCTAATGCTCAGTTTGACTTTGTAGAGGGCAATCATGAAGCACGATTGATTAGACAGTTAGCCGATGCCACACCTGCATTAAGAGCGGTGCTTTCTGATCTGCATGGCTTTACAGTCGCCAAGCTTTTAGGACTGGATCAGTTTGAGATTAACTATATCGCCAAGTCTGATTTAGGTACATTCTCTAAAACAGAGTTCAATAAAGAACTGGCTAAGAATTATAAAGTCTATTGGGATACAGTGATGTGTCACCACTTTCCTCATGCACGACACATGGGTATGCCAGGGGTTAATGGTCATCACCACCGTCATGAGATTTGGTCTACCTATAATCCTATTTTTGGACCCTATGAGTGGCATCAATTGGGTGCCGGACACAAAAGAGAAGCGTCTTATACGGAAGGGGAGAAGTGGCATAACGGTTTTGCTTTAATCAATGTGGATACGCAAACTAAGGCTACCAACTTTGATTATATTCCAATTACTGATTTTGCTGTTGCTGGTGGTAAATGGTATCACCGTCAAGATGCCGAGTGATTGAAAACTTATATCACAAAAACATGGACTTATGAATTTTCACCTGTTATGATTGTTCCTAATAATAAGTAAGTAATGACTTATCAAATGGAGCGCGAGATGAAAATAGAAATAGATTGGAAGCAAGCGTCAACCAAGCGTGGGTTAATCTTTATGATTGCTGGCATCGCCTCATTAGTTTTGTATTTTAAAGGCGATACCGAAGCCGCTCAGAGTGTTATTGCAGGTTCGGCAACATTAGTCGGCTTAATGGGCTTTGCGGTGAAAGATTAATGTTGTATTTAATCTTGGGTGTCGCTATCAGCGCATTTTCATCAGGTTACTTCATCTCGCATCAAATTGATAAAAGTGAGTTGCTACAGGTTGAAATGGCTTTGCAAAAGCAGAACTCAGAAGCGACGGCTCAATTAGCGGTGGCTGTAAATCATGTTCAAACTGCACAAGCTGAAGCCATCATCATTAACAATAATTTGGATAAAGCGCATGAGTCAGCCATACAAACTGCTAATACTTATCATGACCTGCTTAACACTTCAAGGTTGCATGTCCCAACAAGTGGGAAAGGTTGTTCAAACACCGTGTCAACAAATAGTGGTGCCGGAGTCGCTAAAGCAGAAACCGGATACGTCGAGCTTTCAGAAGGCGCTGATCGATTTTTCAAAGACTCCAGTTATAGAGCCGATGCCGTAAGTGCTTACGCTAAAGAATGTTTTACTTTTGTGGTCGAGAAAAATTGCGGGATAGCAAAATGAGTGACTTAAATTGCAGGGTAGCTAAGTTAGAACAACGTGTCGATGGGCTTTGTCGTGAGCTAACGGAAGATAAGTTGGAAGCGTCAGCGATAATGAAAGAGATTTTTAGCAAATTAAACTCAATATTGGACGCTCAAAGTAAACAAAAAGGTTTTTGGTCTGGTGTTGTTTTTATTATTTCAGGCATCATAAGTTTGGTTGGTGTGGGTATTGCCATTGCTACAGGAAAATTCAATTGAATATAAACGAAGAAGGTATAAAGCTACTGAAGTCGAAAGAATCCTATTCGGCAGTATGGTATTTGTGTCCAGCAAAAAAAATGACGATTGGTTGGGGTCACGTTAAAGAACAGGGTGATAAGTTTAATGTTATTACTCCAGCTCAGGGTCAAGAATTGCTTATCAAGGATTGTAAAAAAGCAATCGACTGTATTAACTCTAAAGTTACCTATTCACTGACTGAGAACCAATTCAGTGCGTTAGTGGTATTTGTATTTAACATCGGCATAACTGCCTTTTCAACCTCCACTTTATTGAAAAAACTTAACGCTGGTCTACTAGATCAGGCGGCATCACAGTTTGATGTTTGGAATAAGATTACCGTAGATGGCAAGAAAGAAGTTTGCAATGGCTTAACATTTAGACGGGCGCAAGAAAAAGCGTTATTTTTAAAACCATGACTATTAGTAAGTCATTGATTACTTATAAAGGATAACGCTATGTCAGCCGCTAAGATAAATTTACCTGTTATAGAGCAGGGTGCAACTTACCGACACACGCTGTATTGGAAAGACAGTCTCAGTGTACCTATTGATTTATCAAATTGTACATCGCGTATGCAAATTAGAGCCACAGTTGATAGCTCCGCCGTCATTACCGAACTAAGCACTGCAAATGGCAGA